TTGAAACGTATCAGCATAACTTGGAGAAGATTAAATAAAAAGGAGAAGGACAATGCCAGAACCCGAAAAGGAGAAAGCCACTGAGTCCAGCCGTCCAACAGACGCAGAATTGGAAGCAGTCGCAAACCTCGAAACGGACGACAGCAACAAGGCAGTACCGGATAAGGAGCCAGACGAGAAAGAGCCGGATGGGGAGAAGGAGCCTGACGACGATAAAGTGCCGGATGGCGATAAAGAGTCGGATAAGGTTGATGAGCCCGAGAAGAAAGCGCCCGATGAGGATATAGACCCTGACAAGGTTGAGGATGAGCCGAAGTCTAATACGGATAGGTCAAGGCTTGGTCGTAGGGTCGCGGGGATGGAGCGTCAGATAAATGACCTTGTTGGTGCTATTAATAAGTTTGTCGCGGTACAGGGACAGCCAAAGGATATTAAGCCCGATGAGGTAGAGCTTGACCTGGATGAGCCCCTTACTTTGCGGCAGATGCAGGACTATTTTGCTAAGGAGTCACAGCGGCGTGTAGAGGACAGTAAGAGCTATACGTCCAGTTATGTAAAGACGGTATGGCAGTTAGGCCAGGATGAAGATGATGCTACATTAGATGAGATAGCTAAGGAGTTGGACGATACTACTACGTATCATAGGTGGTCTAATGACCCCACGGTGGACGCTGAGAGAAATTATAATAGGGCGGCGAGGACTGTGCTCGCTCGAAAGTTGGAGGCCGTAGCCAAGAGGAAGGAGTCTCCGCTTGATAAGAATAAGAATAAAGAGAAGGTTCCAACCAAAACTGGTGCTGATACTAAAGTACCGGAACGTGAGGCAAAGCTCCCCGAGCTTGACGGGGATGCTAAGGATTTTCTCAAGTACATAGCTAAGGGCGGCAAGGGTTTTACAGAGGACGATATTCGAGACGCTTTAAGTAGGGATATCCACTCTGGTAAAAAGGACATGAGGAATATTTAAAATGAGTTCTCGATATGACACAAGATACAGGGGCCGTAAGCTGCCTAAGCAGTCAAGGACTATCCCTCTGCCAGCAAGTTCTGAGCGAGGCAATGGTCTTGATGCTGGAAGGTACTTTCGCTGCTGGCATTGTGGTTATATCTGTAACATAGACCGAGACTCACTTGGTGGGGCTCAGAGTCAATCGGGCGTAGCGTTGCAGGAGTACGAGCCTGAATCCGATACCGGAGTGTTTAATGTTCCCGTATTCGGAGGGCTTGATTCGGCGTATGTTGTACCCGAGGCAGGGGCAGACGGCGCAGCAAAAGAGATTAGGCGGTCAATTGAACCGATAGTTTCTGGAGGTTGTCCTTTCTGCGGTAGCTTAAACTGGAAAGGTGATTTTTAATTTAGGAGGATAAGGAAATGGGCTTTGTAATTGTAGAAGGCTCTCCTCGCTCTTTGTGGGTTCCGATAGTTGATTTGGATACCATTTATGTCGGGCAGATAGTAGCTTGTCAGGCAAACGAGGGTATCGTTCCTATTGGGACTGCAAGTGGAGCGAATGATACTTCTCAGCTTAATGTGCCTATGGGCGTGGTGATTGGTCTTAATGCCAAGAACCCCGCTTATGATAGTACCTATAAGGCAGAGAAGATAACGGATGTAAGTCCCCATGATAATACGGTTGAGTACGTGTTGCATGGTGGTAAGCACCCTCTTGGTGATAGGGCAGCTTATGCAAAAGTGGCGTTGATTACGCCTAATACGGTACTTAGAGGCCCGTTGTTTAATGCGGCTTTTGGTACTGCTATGACTCTTGGTACTGTTACTACGGGCGGCTCTACCGGGGTTAGTTGTACGGTAAATGCTCTTGAAGTTGCGGGTGTGGCTAATCTGTCTACGGTTTATTTCAGGACTGGCGCAAATAGGGGTGTCTACAGGATAACTGATGATGCGTCTACTACGGCTCTTACCTGGGATAAGGCGACCTATGCTGATGTTGCCATAGGTGATACGTTGGTAAGGGTAAACGGTCTTAGAATCTTTGGGCCTTCCAGGGCTCAGTTTGATGCTGAGGCTATGTACATCAATAGTGCGGCGGCTCTTACTGCTGACTATTATGGCGTGAATGTAATAGCTCTCGACTTGTCTGAGTCGGGTAAGGAACACGTCGATTTCATGTTTAACGCAGACCATTTCTGCCTTAAGAGGGCATAAGGAGGAATAATATCATGGGAAACCCTCTTGATAGTGCGCAGTTTGTACGCTTGCTTGACAAGCGTCTGAGAATGGTCGAGGAGGCTAAGTACAAGGAACTTCCTTCTATGATACCGCAGATATACAGTCCGATAACTTCGGATTCTGCATGGGAGGAGTTCTTCTCCGTAGGTGCTGTACCTGATATCCCGGAGTTTACTGGAGCCATCTCCTATCTCAGTGTTGCTCCTGGGTTCCATACCAAGATAGAAGCAAAGGAGTATGCGGGTGGTCTACAGATGGAGAGGAAGTTTGTAGACGACAAGAAGTATTCTGTTCTTGATGCGAGAGCGGAAGGGCTTATGATATCGGCTCACAGAACGAGGGAAAAGCTCGGAGTGAGGCCGTTTGCCTTTGCGTTCTCTACTGCCTTTGACTTTATGCAGAGTGAGGAGGCTGTGGCTCTTTGCAGTTCTTCTCATGCTACTAAGTCGGGTACGTCTACGGCATCTGGTTTTGCTAATGCTGGCTCGTCTGCTCTTAGTAAGACCTCTGTTGCGGCTACCAGGCTGCTCATGAGGCAGTTCAGGAATGATATCTCTGAGAGAGTAGAGGTATCTAATAATCTGGCTCTTATAGTGCCGGATAACCTGGCTGACCTTGCTGGTGAGATAGTCGGTACTGAGAAGGGCTATGATGCGGCAGACCAGACTAAGAACATGGATTACAAGAGGTATAAGGTAATCCCGTATCTCCGTCTGGACGACTATGATGCAAATAACTGGTTCCTGGTTGACCTTGATGCCATGAAGCGCGACCTTCTTTGGATAGATAGGATACAGCCGGAAACCAAGCATACGGTAGACTATGAGACGTATCTGCTCAAGTATGCTATTTACTTCCGCTGTGCATACGGCTGGAAGGACTGGCGTTGGGTGTATGGCCATAGTGTATCGTAACCTTTAACCCCGCTGGAGCAAGGGCCGCAAAGCGGCCCTGCTCTGGTGGTTACTCCACTGGCGGGAAGGAGAGACTATAATGAGTAGGATTAAGGATGCTCTGTATGTTCAGGGCGTGCCTACGTTGGGTATGAGCGGTATTCCAGTTACTTACGGTGACGTATACTTTGTTGATTATGACAATGGTAGTGACGGTAACGTAGGTACTCGTAGGGATAAGGCGTTCAAGACCCTGGCGTATGCGTATTCAAAGGCAGTCAGTAATCACAATGATGTGATTGCGCTCTCGGCTAACGCTACTCACTCTTTGTCGAGTATGCTGAGTATTACTAAGAACAGGGTGCATTTTATTGGCCTTGATTCTGGCGGTAGGATGTATGGACAGAGGGCGAGGATAAGTCTCGGTGTTACTGGTATAGCGGCGAATATTGCCTCTATACAAAATACTGGCGTGGGTAATACGTTTAGGAATCTTAAGGTTTCTAATTCGGATACCGTTACTGAGGGGCTTTATACTTTTGCAGAGGGTGGAGAGTATTCTCTGTTTGAGAATGTAGAGTTGTATAAGAGTTCTCAGCTTGATGCCACTACTGCGGCAGAGCTTCTTCTTAATGGTGACTCTGCTCAGTTCCATAACTGTACCCTCGGCTCGTTGGTAGATATCATTGAGGATAACAAGATTCGTCCTTGTGTTAGGCTGGCAAGGGAAATTATCACTGGTAAGGTGGCAAGGGATTGTCATTTCCAGCATTGTTTCTTCTGGCGTAAGACGGCTGGCGTAGAGGCTACTCACGTTTATGCGGCGGGTGCTACTGACGTAGAGAGGTTGCTGCTTATGGAGGACTGCGTTTTTGTAAACGCGAAGCTCTCCTCAGCGGTGATTGCAAATGCGGTAGGTGCAGGGGCGGCTCAGACAGAGGGTATTATTCTTCTGAAAGATTGTGCTTCGGTAAACTGTACGGTAATGGCCCAGGCTTCTGTAGGTATCTACGTTGCTGGTGCTGTACCTACGTTTGCTACTACTGGCGTGTCTAAAGCGTCATAACTTCAAATTCCGGGCGGGGGGTAACTCCCTTGCCTCTCGCCCGGCCCTTAAGGGAGGGTTTTAAGATGGATGGCATAACATTTTTTGGGAAGGTTGATAGGAAGGGTGACAAGATTACTTCGGAGTATCCGTCATGGATGTTGGATGTTCATGTGGATGAACTTAGAGAGTCTGTCGCGCAGCGTGAGCGTGCTTTGGAGCGCGGTGATGTAGCTCCTTCGGAGGTCAACTATATTCGTGAGGCTCTTAAGAAGGAAAAGGCGAGGCTTGCAGAGATAGATGTAGCCAAGCCCAAGCTGACTTCTGAGCAGACGGACAAGGTTGCTAAGGAGTACGATAAGCTCGGTAAGGAGATAAAGGACTCTATGTTCTCTTATGATGAGATGCAGAAGGGTCTTGCTAATCCTCACGAGGAAGCTCGTCGGATGGTTAATCCTTGTATTAAGGTTGACTCTGAGGTAGCCAGGGCGTGTGGTGTAACGCCTAACGAGAAGGGTCTGGTTAGTCGTAATGACGCGGCTAAGATTTTCAAGATAAGCGGTAAGTTTCTTGGTGAGAATACTAACGTTGAAGCCCTGCGTAGGGGGAGATAATTATGGACGGCAAAGAACTCCTTTACAGGTTACGTCAACTCCTGAATGAAGATAGCGATTCTGCTTTTCTTGATAACAGGACTTCATATACCTTTTTGTGGGAAGCTGCAAAGGAGTTTGTTGCCAAGACTAATTGTTTACGAGCAGAGCAGTCAATTACAACGGTTGCTGACCAGGATACGTATACCCTTAATGCGGATTTTATGAAGCTCTATCTGCGGGATAGAGATGGATTATTTTTTATTAAGTATAATGACGGTTCTAATAATCATTTTCTTTTGTATAAGTCTTATGAGGAGATGGTGTACGAGGATTATACTACGTCAGTTGCTCGTCCAACTTTCTTTACTATTCTTGACCAGTCCTCATTGGCAAGTCGTGTATCTGGTACGGCCGTAGCTGCGGGGGCTGCTGCTGGCGGTCAGTGTACTTTGAGTGATACCAGTTCCTCTACTAAGTTTGCTAATGTTAGTGCGGGAGATATCGTTCATAATACTACTGATGGCTGTGATGGTGTGGTGTTGTCTAAGACGAGTGACACGGCCCTGGTTACAGCCTTATTTGGGGGTGCAGGGAACGATTGGGCTCAGAATGATGCGTATTGGATTCAGCCCCAGGGTCGTATGCAGTTGAAGATATACCCCCCTCCTCTTACAGCGGGTCATACTATAACTATTGCGTATGTTCAAATTCCGGCTCCGGTGTTCTCTGAGTACGGCATTTATCGTTTTCAACAGGGGAGCATGGATGCGCTTCTTAAACTTGCGGCATGGCTATACAAGTTTAGGGATAGAGAACTTGATTATGGCGATAAGTGGTTTCAGTATGCGGAGAGACAAATTCGTAGACTTAACTCTACGCTGCGCGATTCTATTAACCATAGAGATTTTAGGGTGTCATTTAAAGGACGGAAAAGATAAATGGCAGACAGGGAAAAGAAGTATAAGGAAATACCGCTTACAGGTCGTTGGATAACGGCAGTTGACCCTGCTGCCATTGATGTGAATTTCCAGACCTTAACTAATCTTAGGTATACAGACAATGGTATCAGGGGTATTGCTGGTATGTCTAAGATAAACACTAAAATCTCTATG